GCGGCACTATGCTCTGGAGGCTAACCGCGATGCTTACCTTGGACGTAAGCGAGCGGTGCGGGATTCCATCCGCGCCGGTGTAATTACTGCGGTTGCCGTTATGCTTTTCTTGGCGCTTGTATCTGCTACCCGCGATGCCATGCGGTACGAGTATCAGACAAAGCCGTCGATGCTCAAGGCTAACGGTGTCAAGTGAGATACCTCAGTGTGTGTAGCGGTATCGAAGCCGCAAGCGTTGCATGGGAGTCCTTCGGTTGGACTCCCGTTGCCTTTGCAGAGATTGAAAAGTTTCCATCTAAGGTATTAGCCCATCACTATCCTGGAGTGGCTAACCTTGGTGATATGACCAGATTTAGGGAGTGGGAAATTGAAAGAGATGCAGTTGACGTTCTTGTCGGAGGGACTCCCTGCCAGAGTTTCTCAGTTGCCGGACTCCGCAAAGGGCTTGACGATCCAAGAGGAAACCTTGCACTCACCTTCATTGCAATGGTTGAACACTTTAAGCCCGAATGGGTTATCTGGGAAAACGTCCCCGGTGTTTTGTCCAGCTCAGGAGGACGGGATTTTGGTTCCTTCCTCGGGGCGTTGGGGAACATCGGGTATGGGTTCGCATACCGAGTGCTTGACGCTCAGTACTTTGGAGTCCCCCAGCGAAGGCGTAGAGTCTTTGTTGTCGCACATTCTTCAGGGGACAGCAGACGTGCAGCAGAAGTATTATTTGAGCCAGAAAGCCTGCGAGGGGATTCTACGAAGAGCAACCGCGCGGGGAAAGAAACTTCCTACTCTTTTACAGCAAGCCTTGGAATCGGTAGCGCAAAAGTAAGCGGTACGCTTTGTGCGCTTGATGGCCCAAATGGTGTAAGCGATCAATATGCTAATGAAGCAAAGCTGATTGTAATGGCAGATGGTCAAACCAATGCGGCTATATCAACCAACGAGATAGCGCCTACGCTAAACAGTAGCCAAGAAAATCCAATCGTTGCATATAACACACTAGTATCAGAAACGAGCCACTGTGTACTTGCTAGTGGTGGTCAGCGCAATGATCCGCATACTGAAACAATGGTGCCTGTAACCTACCGTAAGTCACGCAGAGCGCAGAGCGCTGAGGACTTTGAGACATGGGTTCCTGATGAGGTAACCAACACGCTCAACTGCTTTGATCTAGGTGATATCAGGTCTGTTGATATCGTTGTAGAGCATCCAGCCCATGCATTCAAGATACGCGGCCTTGGGCATTACACCGGTACAAACGGCGGGGTAGCAAAGCCTGGAACCGGCGGCAGTGGTTACATGGGACAGGATGAAAAAGCCTACACTATCGCAACCTCACAGGATCAGCAGATAATGCACGGCATGGCAGTACGGCGGCTAACACCGATCGAGTGTGAACGGCTTCAGGGATTCCCCGATGGATACACTAACATCATGCCAGAGACTCCAGACGGGCCAAGGTACAAGGCACTCGGTAACAGCATGGCTGTACCTGTAATGCGCTGGATAGGCTCTAGGATTGCCCTTGCAACCAAGTAGATCAATCGTTCGTCAGACGCTCCGGGCTTTATCCAAGGCACCGGAGCGTTTACTGTCTCACGAGGAAATGGTCTTACTACACCAAGCATGGGCGGCAGACATCATGCCCAAAGAGTGCATGGCGGAAATGGTTCACCGTAATACGGGTCTCTGCAAAGAGATGGCCAAGCAGATACACAAGCAGGATGATTTCGAGGATGCCGTGGCGTTCTGCCTTCAGGGCTTGATTATCGCCATACAACGGTGGGATTCCAGCCGGGGGCTAAGATTCAGCACCTTTGCAATGAAGTGGATTATTCAAAAGTACCGCCGTTATCAGTCAACCCAAAGCAAGACCATACGGGTATCCGAGCACACAATCTACAAATGGCTACGCATCCGCAAGGCACACGATCAACACCTCCACCAGCACGGCATACCTCCAACCGATGAGGAGCTATCAATCTATACCGGGCTATCGGTTACGATGATAGGCATCGCCAGGGACTCCCAACAAGTACAGCCGGTTAGTATCAATGTCCCGGTGTCTGGCACGGATGGGTTAGTCTATGAAGATTGCAGGGTGCTAGGAGCCTCCACAAGCCCCGAAGAGGCGTACATCGCAGATACATGGGCAGATAGGCTTGGTGATGCTTTGCTAAGCCTAGATGACGATTCCCGCTATTTGCTTGTGAGGCGCTTTGGTTTGGATGGTAGTAAGCCGGAGACCCTGCGGACAATAGCCAGCCGGTACAAGACTCCCGTAAGCGTCATTGAAGCGCAGATAGAGACAGCCCTAGCAACCATCCGGGGACGGTACGAAGTTGAGGATTTGACTTGAAGCACCTTGAAGACCGCGAGCAGATAGCCCTGATAACTTGGGTGCGCCTAATGTCGGCTAAACATCCTGAGCTTGCTACCATCTACCATTGCCCTAACGGTGGCTACCGTGACCCGCGTACAGCTGCAAAGTTCAAGGCCATGGGAGTACGGGCGGGCGTGTGGGATATCTTTCTACCGGTTCCCACTCCCGGTCTGTTCATCGAAATGAAGGCCGGTAAAGGTCGGCTTACACCGGGGCAGGTATCCTTCCGGGATGCGCTCCAGCCGCACGGCTACACTTTTGTGGTTGCCTACTCTTGGCACGATGCCGCCAAGGCGATAGCCGATCATGTTGGTTTTCCTTTTGATGTATAATGTGGGTAACCTTTCCTGTGGTTATGGACTTTGTCCACCCTCGGAGTAGCTACCGAGGGTTCCACGGAAGGTAATACACAGGAAATTAGGTAACCCCATGGCACTCCCTGCCACGGATGCGGGTCAGGCTATCGCCTTTCTCCGGCATCTATTCAAGCCGTACTCTGACGGCTTCATTGAGATCAGACCTTTATCTAAGGTCAAGCCCCACGCTAACAGAACCACCTACAGGCTGCCACATTGCCTAAAGGGTGAAGAAGGGCAAGCCCTAACCCAGCACATCATGAGCCTTGCAATGCGTGGTTACGATGTGTACTGCGGGGTATGCCCAAGGATTGCACCTCCGGGTCCAGGGCGTAAGCTCGGTAAGGATAGCATCGAGCAGGTCGGTTCCGTTTGGATTGACCTTGATGCTAAGGTACCCGGCAGTAGTCAAGATTTACTTGACGGCTGCGACATCGTGATTCACACCGGCAATGGGTGGCACGGGTACGTCATGCTCCCTGCGGTTGCCAACTGCCGCAACACCAAAGACCGTACAGCCATTGAGGCAAAGATACGCTCTTGGCAAAACAGCATTATTCTAGGCACTGACCCGGTAGGTAATGTTGATCGCATCATGCGTATCCCCGGTACGTTGAACTGGAAGAATCCCGATGAACCCAAGGCGGTAACGTTGCTCAAGGGCGGGGCTATGCGTCCAACCCACAAGGAATCCTTGATTGTTCGGCACCTAAAAGATGGCAGGTTAGATGCCCTGCTGGCTTCCGCAAAGCAAGGGCAGCTCGGCAGAGCGGTACCCCGCATCCGCCATGCAAGCGGTAGGATAACCGACCTACTGGATGTGTTCTTCCTTGAAGCTGAGGAAGCCTGTCAAGCGTTTGAAAGCAACGCCGCTTGGGAATATCGATTAGACATTGTCCGTGCCGACCTGCCGGAAATTATGGAGTATTACTTTGGATCCTAAAATCACATCTATCTGGGACATCCCGGACTTTCCCGACCCTAAGCCGGAGCGTAAGCAACGGGAACCGGGTGAGCCGTCCGGTGATGGCACGATGGCGAAACTTTATACGCGGCATCCAGAGGGCGGCGGCCCTTACGGTGGGCGGGATAACGCTCTAACGGCTTATATCGGATACCTCCGCTCTACCGGCATCGATTATGATTCAGCGTACCCGGCGGCGCTTGCTTGGAATCTGCAGTGGTGTGATCCGCCGATGGATGAGGCAGACGTAGCCTTCAAAGCCGGGCGGGCTTGGTCTGACTGGCCAGAGTCCGACCGGGAACCGCTAACCCCGGCAATGCTCCGGGAGCAGCTCGCCGCAAAGATTCCACCTAAGCGGAAACTGGAGTTCATGAACTGGCAACAGTTTTGCGATGCTGCCGCACTCGCTGATGATGCCCAATGGTTGGTTGAAAACTTCATCACCCGTGGCGGTATGCACTTCATTACCGCACCGCCAGGAGGAGGCAAATCTTGGATTGCTGTAGACCTTGTGCGGGCTTGCTCTGATGGTTCACTATGGATGGGAAGCCTACCAGCGACAAAGTGCAAGGTTTTATACATCAATGAGGAAATGGGTATCGGGCGCTTCTGGCAACGATTCTTCCAGCTCTGCGCTAACGGTGCAGAGAATGTTCACATCATGCAAAAGCAAATGGTGAAACTTGACAACCCGGAACACTTAGCCGACATCGTTGCATACGTGAAAGAGCATGAGATATCCATCGTTGTCCTTGATACCTTTGTGCGCGTTCATGGCTACGATGAAAACTCAAACACCGACATGGCTAAACTCTACGATCAGATGAAAGGCATCAATGAATCAGGCGCGGCTATAGTTGCCCTACACCATCACAAGAAGGGCATACACGCCGGCCCTGTGGCTCATGAGGCTATGCGCGGTGCGGGGGAGATTGCGGCACAGGCTGACCTTGTGGCCACGGTTGAAAACAAAGACGGCATCTACACCATGAAGACAACTAAGCAGCGCCATATTGGTGAGGAAGACTTTGTAGAAGTGTCATATAAGATTGTTACCCGTGAGGATGGCTCTATCGTTTTACAGCCCTGCGTTGGCGGTGCTGAAGCAGAGCGGGAACAGCAATATATCGAGCGTGTTTTGAACGCATTGGATCAGAATGACAAGATGTCTGGCAATGCCTTAGCTGCGGTGATTGGCAACAATAAACAGGTGGCTTTGAAGTTCCTGGACTCGATGCGGGATATGGGTTTGATACGAAAGATTGACCCGGATTATGCTCGTAGTCCTTGGGTAAAAGTGGGCTAAATCTATCGGTACAAAAAACGGTACGCTTAAGAGTTGTACTCTTGTACCGTTAGGATAAATCCCCCTTTGAAAACCCCCTATGGGCAATCAGTACCGCCCGCTTAGGCGGGCATACTGATGCCCATTATAGGGAGTGGGTCGGAACTTTGTACCGATGAAAATAAGTGTTTGACAATATCCACTGAGTGGGTATATAACTGGTGTGGCAATAGTGCCAACGACCGGGCAGTAGCCCAAGGAGTTTGATAATGGGATTCTTTGCACAGCACACGACCTTCAGTGAAGGAAGTGGCAAAAAGTTTAGTACAGCTGAGGCAGGCATTTACGCCTGTGCATTGGTAGACGTTGAAGCCGTACAAAGCAAATCGTTTGATGATCCAAACGTGTTGGAGCCAAACCTAAAGTGGGTATTCGAGACCACCGAAGTAGGCGATGATGATGGGCAACCCTTCCGGTTTGTTCAGTACACAAAAACCAGTTATGGCAACGACAAAGCCAAGCTGACACTTTTGCTTGATGGCATGGTCGGGCGTATGACTCAAGACGCATACCGCAACCTTGACCTCCCGGCACTCAAAGCCAAGCCATGGCAGGTAGTGGTTGGTACACGCCAGAAGATGAACGGCGAACTTACCAACGTGGTTGAAACGGTGAAGCCAGTGAAGGTTGCACCACCGAAGCCCCTACGCAAAGCCGTACCGGTAACGGATGACATCGCGGATCCGTTTGACGAATAGGTGAGAAACCACTACACGGTCGGCAAGCTTGACGCGCTGGCGGTAATCGAAGATTGGAACCTCGACTTCGTCAGCGGTTCTATTCTCAAATACCTACAGCGGCAGGAGCATAAAGGGCAGGCGGAAGAAGACCGGCTAAAGGTTCTCTGGTACGCCGCTTACCTTGTGACACGCTCCAGGGAGTATGCCGACCGGGTAGTAAATGATGCCAAGGAGATAAGTAATGGCAGGTAGACCAAACGAATCGGTGATTGCTAACCGCGCAAAGCGACAGCATCTTTTAGATCGATACGAGACCCTCGTAGCTGAAGGTATGAAATGCCACGAAGCGGCAAGGGCTGTAGGATTCCAACACACAACCGTCAATCGGTGGCTGAAAGAACGGACTGAAGAACAGCTGAAGAGCATTGAAGCCCATCGGATGAACCTTTCCGGCGGTGGCTTTCCTTCCGCCCTTGAACGCTTGCGGGCTGGCATGACGGTACGCCGACACGCTGCCGCTTGGTTCCTTCAAATCGTTGATGGCAAGATATGCTTGTATCTCATTGATGGTGCTGGGAACCGGCACTACAGCCGGGTGGCATCATTTGGTAGTGCTGATGTACTGGCTTTCGACTGGGAGATATACAACGGATGACAAAACTAATCTGGATCACGCCGGAAGCGGAGCAGGTCATCGGATACTGCGCGAGGGTCAGCAACCCATCCAACCAAGACAACCCAGACGTGGCAGGGCTACTAAAGTACTGCATCAAGCACGGCCACTGGTCAATCTTTGAGATGGCTAGTATGTGCGTGGAAATCAAGACCACCCGTGCTATCGCACCGCAGATTCTTAGGCATCGAAGTTTCTCTTTCCAAGAGTTCTCACAACGGTACGCAGAGGTTCACGATTACCCTATTCTGGGGGATATGAGGCTTGCTGGTACAACTAACCGGCAAAGCTCCCAACCGTTGCCAGAATGGAAAGAGTTGGATGCCGAGATGCAAGGAGTCATTTTAGACGCTGAGCTTTCCGTATCCCGTGGCTACTGGACATACAACAAACTAATCAAGGCCGGTATCGCTGCGGAAACGGCAAGAATGGTATTACCGCTTTGCTGTCCAACCACCTTGTATATGTCTGGCACGATACGGTCTTGGATTCACTACGTGCAGCTCAGGACGCAGGAAGATACGCAACTAGAGCATAGGGAGATAGCAGACAGCATCAAGGCACTGATGGCTGAACACCTGCCGATCACAATGGGAGTAATCAAATGAAGTACAACCAGGCACTTGATGCCTTGCTGGCAGAGAAGCCCATACGCCGGGCTTTGTGGCCTGATGGGCTACACTTCCGGTTCAGTGAACTTTGGGACGTGTTCAGCGTTGCAGAGGGTACAGAGGTGAAGGAAAACAATAGCGTCATCTGGCTTACCGCTGGTGACCTTTTTGCCGAAGACTGGATGATCGGTAAGTACAATCCGGTTACCGGCGAGCCGATATGGGAAGAAACCAAATGATTCCATTTGCCATTGGTGCTTTGGTTGGGGCTGGATGCTTGGCGGTATACAACGAACTGTATATTCGCTGGTTGTATGCTGATGTAAAGAAACAGGCTAAAGCCCAAGGCATCAGCAAAGAAAAGATGAGGGCTGCTATGCTCTGGGCTACCAGCGCGGAAATCAGGAAGAATCTAGATGAGTAGAGAAAAGGAGTACGAAGATGGCAGCACAACCCGGAGCAGGTAGACCAACCAAGTACACACCGGCAACGGTAGCCA